TTCACTTCGAGGCACAACCTCTGACATGGCACAACCACGTTGACTCTATATTAACTAGAAACTGCGTTTTTTAACATATTATATTTATTTATATCTGTACGATACAATCTTGCCTGTTCTGTTAGGTTAAAAGATTCTTTGGCAAATGGGTTGGCTTCTCCTGTAATTACATCAGCAGTTACCTTTGTTGTTGTAGCACCACCGCCCTGTGGTCTTGGGTTTTTCTGTACCCATTGAGGCATTTTTTGTTGCGCCCAATCTTTTACAGGGGTTCTGTTATAACCATCAACAATAACAACAGTGCCATCAGCTTCTCTTGCAAGTTGATCTCTGTTTATTCTTGACAATACATATTGTGGGTCATGAACTACATCAGCTAATGCACTGACAGCAGGGGCTTCAACCTCAAGTTCTCTCTGCCTTTGTTCTAGCTCTTGAATCCTTTTGTTTTTAGCCTCTTCTGCTTCACGATACTGAGTTGCAAGTTTTTCTCTTGCCTCTTCATATTTACCCTGTGCCTCAAGTTCTTCCTGTTCTTTTTTCTGTTTATATGCAATCAAGGCATCCACATCAACATCTGGCGGTACAGCTTTTGCTGCTTCCTTTGCTTTTTTGTAATCGTCTAAAATTTCTCTGTTGCTTTTTCTGAGCGCTTCAACTTCTGCCATTAACGCTGCTGTATCTACAGGTGGGTTTGGCTTGATTGGTTCGTCTGACATAAAAAATCTTAATATTTATTTATAATATTATCGCGAAAATTACCATTTGACCTTATGTGACCAAAATAATGGTGAAAATATTGTTGGATTTGGGTTCTGGGCATTATGTCTTGCGTAGTAACTAGCTCTTCTCTGCTTTTCTGCTTTTGTTTTCGGATTCTTGCCAGCACCTTTGACTCCCTGCTGTCCAAACCTGATTAATTTAACCTCATCACCCTTTTTTGCAAGCACAACATGAGATTTTGTTGGATGACTAGGAGTTGGTTTTGCTTTGTTAACTTCTGTTAAGCCATATTTTTTCAATTTACGTTCAATCTTTTCTTTTTTACTTAATGTCATTTGCCTATCTTCTCCTGTGCCATTCTATGCGCCCTCGCAAAACTCATGCCTTCACGCATTTTTCTTACCATGTAATTCATGTGCCTTTTAGTGTGATGCACTGAATGAGCTTTCAAGGTTTCTTTTTGCTTTTTTGTTAGAGGAGCCATTATCTTTTCTTTTGATATTTTGAATAAATTTTAGCGTCTGCTGTTCTTGCTTTGTCACCTCTCATATAACTATTTACCCTTCCCATTGCCCAAGCTCCCATCGGCACATTACGAGATCCAGCAGAAAGATACGCACCCTGACCTTTGCGATAAACTTCTGCAAGTTCACCATAAAAAAAACGAGTGCCTTCTGCCTTTTTCTTAAGGCTAGCTTTTACGCTTTCGCTTAGTGGTTTTCTTCTTCTTGCTTGAGACATTTTGTTCTGTGCGTGATTTAGATACAGCTTTTATATCAATAAACTCTCCTCTTCTG